CTTGTTTTTGTTCTCATAAATTATATTCTTATAAATTATTAAATAAATTTTCCCTCACTGGTTAATACCTGCCAGTTCACTTCCTGCCGTTCGGTTTCAAGTTCATAGGCAAGTTGCTCAAGGCTGTTGCTATAATCCTCATTGCTCATGTCCTTACCGAGTTCCCGAATGCGCTCCATAGAGCGTTTTACAAATTCTCTTGATGTCATGTTCATTAACTTTCTGCTATATTACCCATCGGGACATAAACAAATGAGGTCGTATTCCTGTGTTCATCTCGTGATGGCTTCGGTTTCAACCCGCCTTTGCGCATAATGCTGCGCAGCTTCGTCTGCAGGGAGTCCAACTCTTCCAATGTCAGCCGGGCAAATTCCTTTCCGGCAATCCTCGGGTGGCGACAGAAGTCATTGATGCGTTGCCAGTCGGTCGTATCAATGCCGGCTTGTTGCATCAGCTTCAGGCATACGCTGCGCGCCTTCTTCACTTGCACTTTCCAGCCCGTCAACTCCTCCATCGATGCGCACAGTTCGTCATACTCCTCTGAGGTCATCTCGCGCAGGCTGGTTGTCCGCCCACAGGTGGTACAATACACCAGCGTCTCCTTGTCCGCACCAGGCAGTTTCTTCAGCAAACCATAGAAACGCGCGTAGTTCCGTTCCGCTCCCATAACTTTTCCTCCTTCCAGTCTTTGTAATTCTGCCGAGCGTGGGCCACCGCTTCGGGCAAAGTTCCCTTGATGTCGTCAACACCAAACAGGGGTACACCATTCACGCAGGCAAACAGTTCGCCATTGAATTCCATTACCTGCACGGTTGCCCGTGCTTCTGCGTCAAGTGCTGCCTGGCGTGTAGCTTCAATGCGTTCCGCATGCTTCTCATGCCACACTTGAATACGTCTCTTGATTTCTTCTAAAAAGTTGCTCATAATCGTTTATATTAAATTGATGTAAAACTTATTCCCATTGATATTGCCCTGCGCTCCATCACTTCCGAACGATGAGTTGCCGCTGTTATGAACGCCTCATTGGAAGCACGAGCTATCTCATAGCCTTTCTTTCGCAAACCATTACGGAGGCATATTTTCTCTTTCGGTGCCTGCACCACCCGAAGCTTTGTCTTTTGCTCCAGACCGAATATCACCCTGCGCTTCTCCGCCTTGAAGGTTTTCTTGCGTTGTTCGCCAATGTGGCGGTGCATGGCGTCAAAGGCTTCTGCCGACATTTTGTCCTTCTGCCGTTCGCCTTTCTTGAACTGGTAAGCCTTGCCGTAAATCAACAGGTTCTTCGCTCCGGCATTGCCACCATTGGCTCTGTTCCTTTTGGCAGCGTGTTCGGAAGCATTTCGCTGCATGGCTTTTGTAAAGTCTGGATGTTTCACCAATCCCATATCCCGTGCAATCCTCACTACTGTTCTGTGCGAGATACCAAGGTGTTCTGCCACTTCCGCGTTTTTGGTCTTACAGAAGTTATTGCGCATCCATTGCTGTTCTGCCTCAGATAGGATTATCTTGCTGTATTTATTTCTTTCCATTGCTATTCTTCTGCTTTCCACTCGACGGTTATCACGGCGTTAAGTCTGCCGCTGCCCTTGCATATCGGACACTCCTTCTTATAGCGTTCCTGCCACTCGTCCTCCTGCCAGTGGTAGCCGTTGCCTTGACAATAGGGACACTTGTGTCCACGGCTCTCGATATGGTCTGTCATACGTCCACCTGGAGTCATTAGACCTGGTTCAATTTCAATTATCCGTCTTTCCTTGCTCATATATCACACTTTATTTGATGTCCTTAGAATTCCTTCTTCCCACACTACAAAGCTGTTACCCGCATCAGGGTTGAAGCGTCCCTGACAGTAAGCCCTGAAACCAACCACCCGCACCTTTACACCTGCCTTGTAACGGAGTCGGAGTGCAGCATTGCCTAATGGCTGGCTCTTCTTCTCCATACTGATAAAGATGAAGCTCTTTCGCGGAAAGTCCTCGATCAGTTTCTTCGTCTCAGGCCATTCCCAGCCACTCTCCTGGTAGCTGTCCACGATGACGAACTTCGCCGAGTGTCTCTTCTTCAGCCTTGCGGTAAGGTCCTCTATTGTATCCTCAGTTACTACACGAAACCAGCCCTGGCATTTCTCCATCTCAAAGAGTTTTATCCTATCCTGGAAACTTTGGCTCACGCCCTCCTCATAACTCATATAGAGAACTTGCCCATAGTGGGTCAGCTCGCGCGCCAACTGCATCACAAAACTGCTCTTGCCGGCTGCGCTTGACCCGCTGATGAACCAGGTGGAGTTCTCCTCAGGCAGGCCGAAGCACTCCGCCCAGCGGCCACCCCACGGCAGCGTCTTGTAGGTCTTCGCCGCAATCTCCTTCGGACTGTACGCTCGCTTTGCCATACCTACTTTTTCAGAACCTCTATTAAGTAATCGGCAGCAACACGAGATAACCATGCCGCACTTCGGAATACATCTGCAGCGGTATTATCCCCCTCTAACTTTACCTGTTGACAGGTTTGAACATAAAGGTCTTTTGCTATCTCATACCGGCGCTGCTCCCAGTCTATCTCGTTAGCCTTGGCTATTTCCTTACGCATACCGATAACGGCTTCCATAGCCTCCATTTCTATTTTTGTCATATTATCCAAGTATAATAGTTAGTCCCTTGTCTGTAATCTCCACATCATTGCGGTCAAAATCATATTCCTCATCATTATTTTCATCATAGTATCTGAAGAAATCGTCAATACGACCTTCTGCGTATTCTCTCAATTCTCCAAGACTGGTATCCTCGGGAACATACCCTGTATACTTCATTACAATGCTTACACGTTTCATATCATGCTCCTTTCTTTATTTTCTCAATTTCCGTATATACTCTTCGCAGCCCGCCGCTGCTCTTGCGCACGATCTGGCCGATGTCCATGCCCTTAGGGGCGTTCACCGTCGCCACCACGCGCGCCTGCTCCAGCAGGAACGCCTTGCGCTCGTCCGCCTGGTCGGGAGTCACCTTGCTGTACTTGCCGCCATACCGCGAAAATATCTCGGCGTAGCCTACCTTCTGGCATTCCACCATGCGGTCTATCTTCGCACGAAGCCCGTCCGCGCCCATCATATACCATCCACAGCACATTTCCGTGGCGTTCCACAGGGCTTTCAACTCAAGGAAAGCTTCGTATTGCAGGTCGCCAGCCTCGTCAAGCACGACCAATGGACGCTCCATACTTCTGAGGTAATACACGAGGTCTTCGTAGGTGTCCTGATACTTGCCGCTTGTACCAACGCCAAACTCCTTGGCTATCTTTTTGACCAATGCACGCTTCGTCTTTACCTGAGAGCAGTCCACATACACGGCGTTCCGATGCTCATGCACATACCAGCGCGCCGTGTAGGTCTTGCCGATGTTTGGAAGGTCGCAGAGTATCACGCTTAGGCTGCGCTCCTGGCATGCTTCCATCTGCAGGCTGATATACTTGAAAGTTTCCGTCTGCGCACCCTTCCATTCGATGGATTCACGCAGGTTCACGTCTAACCTTCTGGCAATATTTACCCAGTTGGCGTCGCTCAGAGCTTTCTCCGTTTGACCTTTTTTCAATCCGTTATACACACTGGGAGATATACCCAGTGCCGATGCGTGCTTCGCATCGCTCGGATAATTTTTGCGGTTGGCTGCTATCGCCTCCAAAATCCGCTGTTTCTGAGTCTCACTAATCATATTCTAATGGCATTTAATCGTTATTCTTATATGTCTGCCAAAGCGTGGCTTGATGCGCTCGCTGGCGGTAGGAACATGGACGGCGGTTCTTCCTTTGACTTCAGCTCCAGTACCTCGACGTCCTCATCTTCCGATTTTGGGGAGAGGGAGGCTTTCATCACCCCAAGCCTTTCAATGGCATTGTCCACCACCCATTTGTTGAAACCGGCTATCTTCTTCTGCTGCTCCACGAACACAGCCTTGTCCGCCTCTGTCTGTTCACAGTCCGCCGTGTTGAATGTGCCCACGTTCTGAAGCTCGTCTATCAGCATGTCGTTCTGGTAGATATATACGTTCTTCACGACTCCCTCCTCGTCGGTGAGGTAGTAGGCATCCACCTTCCAGTTATTCGGGGCGAGCTTCTCAAGCACGCTCACATCGCTCAGCCACCAGTTGGTGTACGCCACGCGGCAGTAACTGTTCCTACGGATGCTCGTTTCCACGTGCTCGCCGATGAAGCGGGCCAGCACGCTCTTGTCAAGGGGCTGCAGCGTCGGATTCAGGTTAGCCTCAAGCACCTGCCAGCGGGTCATGCCCGGATATTTCTTCTGGTTTGGGTGAAGCGAGTTATTGAACTCCATCACGTCCCTCATATCGTCGGCTATCAGCTCGTCCCAGCTGTAATACTGCTTATCCTCGTAGGTGTCGTTAAGCTCGTCGAACACTTTCCTGGCTTCTGTCCGGTAATGGCGGTCCTTGGCATAGAAACGGCCGATGCCCAGGTGGTTCCTGTGCTCAATGCTGCGCTTCTTCGCGCCGTTCATAGGCTCCGCATATTTCTCCTGCGAGTTCTGTGGGGCGCAGAACCTGACGAACGGAAACAGTACGCCAGCCTTCAGGAACGAGTCTTTCCATTGGCTCATCAGGTGGTTCTCTACCTCCACC